GAGCCAAGTTGACCTTCGGCTATTTGCAGACGGGTGCGGACAAGTACCGCTATCAATCGGCAGCTTTTCAATTTATAGGTTTCGATGAACTCACGCAGTTCGAGGAAACGAGTTACTCATACCTGTTTAGCCGCTTGCGCAGACCTGAAGGTTCAGTGATTCCCCTGCGTATGCGGGCGGCCAGTAACCCCGGCGGCATTGGTCATGCGTGGGTAAGGAATCGCTTTGTGGATTCGGGCAAGTTTATACCTGCCGTTTTCCAAGAGAATCCATACCTTGACCATACCGCATATGAGGCAAGCCTGAACATGCTGGATTCGGTTACCAGGGCACAGTTGAAAGACGGCAACTGGACAGTAGAGAATGGCATCTTGTTCAGGCGTGAGTGGTTCCGCATTGTTGAAGACTATCCCCACGATGCGAACCTTGTCCGTTATTGGGATCTTGCTGCGACCGCAGACAATGGCAGGAATGACCCCGATTATACCTCGGGTTGTCTCATTGCCGAGAAAGACGGCAGATTTTGGATTGTGGACATGGCACACATCCGGTCAACGCCCCTCGGGGTTGAACAACTTGTTGCACAGAAAGCAATGACTGATGGACAACGCTGTGGCGTGTGGATGGAACAGGAACCAGGCAGTGGTGGTGTCAATACGATCGATCATTACCGGCGCGAAGTCCTGAATGGATATGACTTTAGAGCCGACAAGGTAACGGGTAGCAAGATGGAGAGGGCAAGACCCTTTTCGTCTGCTGCTGAAGCGGGCAATGTCATGCTGGTTCGTGGTGCGTGGAATGAGGGTTTCTTAGATGAGTGCTGCGTCTTTCCCGAAGGCGGCCACGATGATCAAGTCGATGCAGCGAGTGGGGCGTTATCAAATTGCTTCCAACTCGGGCTAGTAGCGTAGGAGACACAATGGCAAACTGGTTCAGTCGATTTGGTCATAAGGATGGCGTGCCATTCAATGCCGCTATGGAAGATGTTTACTCTGTCCTATTTCCCCACAAGGGGCAATCGCCCGTTACTGATGCGCGATCTTCGGTTGACCGTTCAGTTTGGGTTCTGCGCGCCGTTTCTACAATAGCAACTAGGGTTGGTTCATTGCCGTGGAAATTGTACAAGGGCGACAAGGTTGTCGAAGGGCAATCGGCGCAATTGACTAGACCCTCTCCCAATATGACCGGTACTGAGTTTGTCGAACGTATCATGGCGTGGCAGCTTCTACAAGGAACGGGCATGGTGTACGCAGAGAAACCATCCGCCCTAGGCTTGACTGTGCTTGATGCGGACATGCTGCACAATGACCATGGCAATTTAGTGTACCGTGAACTTAACCCAAGTGGAACATACTTCGACCGCCAATTAGACCGTTCGCGCATTGTGCTGTTCCCGAACTTCAGCATCACGGGTCAACTCGGACTTTCTGAACTACGCCCCATTCTTGACTCTGCCAACATGAATGAATCAAGCAAGCAGGTGTTCAACAATCAGATGCAGGGCGGCGGGTTGCTTTCAGGGTTGTTCTCTACTGAACTTCGCCTATCACAAGCGGAAATGGAGGCCTCTAAGAAAGCATGGGAGGAAAAGTACGGCGGCATAGGGCACGCGGGTGGCATCGGGTTCCTCGGGGCGGGGTTCAAGTTCCAACCTCTCGGGATCTCAGCGGCCGACATGCACATGCTGGAAGTCTCACAGATCACGCGGAATGAGATTGGTACGGCATTTGGCGTTCCCGGCATCTACTTGGGCGATATGAGTTCGGTCAACTATGCCAATGCGCGGATCCAGGAGAAGATTCTCTATACCGCTACCATATGCCCCAAGGCTGACAGATTGGCAGACCGGATTTCTACGTTCCTGCTGCCCCTGCTTGGCTTGAAGGGACTGACGTTCAAGTTCGACTATACCACGATTGAGGCATTGCAAGAAGATACATTACAAAGGGCACAAACCGATGTGGCGCAGATTGGAGCAGGAACCCTGACGATTAACGAAGCGCGAAAGCGTGATGGGTTTAAGCCCGTGAAGTGGGGAGATACGTGGTGGGCTTCGGCGATGCTTGTGCCGATTTCTGACTCAGTTGTTGCTCCTCCGCCTCCACCTGTTGCCCCGATTGTTGTTGCCCCTGCTGCTTTGCCCCCTGGGGGCACTTCCGTGCCCGTGGCTGATACGAACCCCGCGGGGAAGGCGTTACATACCCCCGAGGCTCGCAATCTCATCAAAGCGGCCTTTCTTGCCAAGGTCGCCCCACAGGAGCGGAAGTTTGCCCAGGCGACGATGAAAGGGTTTACCAAGCAAGAGAAACGGGTAGTGGCATGGTTAGAGGCGGGCAAGTCCATGAAGGCCATTCCTGCCACGGACCTGTTTCAGGATGAAGACATGATTGACAACTGGCACAGCCTCTATGTCGCCTTTGGCATGCAGTCGGCTGAAGAAGTTGCCGCGAGGTATCACCTGACCGTTCCCGATGGTTCCCGCATCCTCGCTTGGATTAAGAAGCAGGAACGGGCGCACTCAGTCTACGTTAACGACACGACCGCTCAGGAGATTGACAAGATTCTCTCTGACCTTCGGGCAGGGGGCGCTTCGATTCCCGATATGGTGAAAGCCACAAAGGAATACTTTGGTGGTATCTCCTATCGGGCAGAACGCGTGGCACGAACTGAGGTCATATCCACGAATAACATGGCGGCACAGAACACCTATACCGAAAATGGCGTCAAGCAGCATGAGTGGCTTGCCACTGACGACACCCGTACAAGAGATGACCACTCAGCGGCAGATGCTCAGGTTCAGGACATTGGGACACCCTTCGATGTTGGAGGGGAACAGCTCATGTACCCCGGTGATCCTGCTGGAAGTCCAGCAGAGACATGTAATTGCAGGTGTACCCTGCTACCCGTAGTCTAGGAGGCTAGTCATGGACGCAACAAGTATGAAGAGGGTGTTTTACTCGGTTCAGAAAGGCGAGACGATTGGCAATATCGCTTCTGCCGTCATAACCACCAATACCCTAGATCGCCAGGGGGAAATTGTAGAGCCGGATGGGATATCACTCACGAACTACATGAGCAACCCCGTTGTCCTCTACGGTCATTCCTATCAGGGCATGGAGTCTATCCCTATCGGCAGGGCAACCTCCCTGGAGATTGTCCACGAAGGCGACACAAAAAGTATCAAGGCGAACTGGGAGTGGCAAGCCGATGACGTAACCCCGCTTATCTCAGCTGTTCATAAGTCATGGGAGCGCGGATTCATCAACACCGTTTCCATTGGCTTTCTTGCACAAGAGTATCAGGACAACACCATTGCCAAGTCAGAGTTGCTCGAGTTCAGTTTGGTTCCTGTTCCCGCCAACCCCATGGCACTGAGATTGAACGGGTTCACGGATGCAGAGGTCAAGGCGTTGGGTGTTGAAGTGACCCCTGAAACCTTGATTGCCGACCTCGAATCCATGGTAACGACAAAAGAGGGGCGTGTGCTATCTCAGAAGAACCGCGACCTTGTGAAGAGTTGTATTGACTCGCTTCAAGCCTTATACGAAGCCTCAGACACGAGTGCGGCAGGAGCCGCGCAGCCTGAACCCGACGATTGGCTGACAGCGTTACATAAAGCACTGATTACGTGACCTGAGGAGGTCTATTGTGGCTGAGAAAGACATTAAGCAAGAAGTTATCGACGAAGTAACGGAGCGCCTCAAAAAAGAAGGCCCTTTTGCTACCAGAGATGAACTGCATACCGAGTTGATGGACGCGATGAAGTCCGTCAAGATCACCCCTGAAATTGGGGCTAATGGTGAGTTCACCCCGAAACAGATTGGGGAAGCGAAGGCTGCGTGGTATAGACAGGTTATCGGCAAGGGTCTCCCTTGGGAAGCTAAGGCATGGACAACCGATGTTGCCGGTGCCGCATCTGAGCTGGTTCCCTCGCTTGTTGCCAACGCAATTGTCGAGAAGCTGGACAATACCCCTTTCCGCAAGGCAGTGACGCAGTATCCATACTCTGCAAAGGGTACGATTGCTGCCGAACTTGTTCTGTCCACGGCCTATCGCATGACCGCCCGCGGAACGGCAGTCACCGAAGCCGCACCAACAATCAACCCGATTACCTACGCCACGAACGGATTGATGGCATGGATGGGACTTGACAACAAACTCATCAAGGAAGCAACACCGCAGACGGTGCCCTATATTGAGAACGCCCTTGTTCGCGCCATTTCCCGCAAGGAGACGAAGGAGTGGACGATTGGCGTAACTGCTGGATCTACGTTTGAAATGACCGGCATGACCGGTGCTGCCGATGGCGTCAATATGATTTCAGGCCACCTGACCGTCGCTGCAATCACCGCTGCCGACATCCTTGCGCTCTACTGGGCACTCGAAGGGATGTATTCGGACAATGCTAAACTGGCTGCGCCCAATGCTACTCTTGCGGCCATTGCTGCGCTCAACACCACGACCGTTACGTATCTGAATACCGATACGATGAAGTTCCTGGGCAACCATGACGTTATCAGAATGCCCTCGACCTCATTCGCTACGCCCGCTACGACCGTGCCCGCCATGTACTTTGGCGACTTCTCGTATTACTACCTGTTCGCCGATGGCCCCATTACGGTTGCCACGACCGATCAGGGCAAGACCGCGCTGACCACTGACAACACCTACATTGCTGCGAAGGTCTACACAGACGGCAAGTTGATCCTTGGCGAAGCAGTCAAGGCCTTGAAGTATCTGACCTAGTTCTGAGTGAGTACCGGGGGCGGCCAAACACCGCCCCCACTGTGAGGTCTATGAAATACAGGGTTCTGAAAGACATGGAAGGCTGGAACAAGGGAGACATCGTTGAGGGCATTGACGAAACCGTTGCCCACAACCTTGTCAAGTTGGGCTACTTTGAACCACTGCCCATTGAAGAGGTCATGCAGGATACGCAGATCAAGAAAGCGCGGCACAAGAGTGTATAGGAGGGGTCAATGTCCAGCGCACTTAAAGCTATAACTTCATTTCAGTTCGCAGGGCTGACCCCTGCCGTTGTTGGTTCTATCAACGAAGTCACGCACACTGTCGCCCTCACGGTTCCCTACGGCACGCCCGTAACTGCCCTTATTCCCACGATTGTTGTTTCTGCCGCAGCGCATGTTGACCCTCATACTGCCGTTGCTGCCGATTTCACATCGCCAGTTACCTATACCGTTACGGCAGAGGACACAACGACGCAAGCCTATGTGGTGACGGTTATATCCTCATTGAACCTGTTGAAACAATATCTGATGCTATCGGCAGACGATGTTTCAAGGGATACCCTGCTGATGTCCATGTGGGATAGTGCCATTGAGACGATTGAGAACGCATTGGGATATGAGACTGCGCTTCATTCTGTCTCCTATCAGGTTATCGGTAACACGTTTGTCACCCTTCCCGAGCCTGTCTATTCAACACTTGTGGTCAAGTATCGCAATGACCTGACTGATACCACGGGAAC